GAAGGATAAACTCCATAAATATACAAATCATTTATAGCAGCAGTTACACGTGCTAAGCCTTGGTATCTTTTTTTTAGTCTAGCAACTTTGCTATCATAAGGTAAATTATAAGGTACATCACTCATCTTTTATTTCTCCTTGCTTGTATTTAGTATTGTCGACTTTAAAGTTTTCAACTTTGACATCAGTAGCGCTAGGCTCTGTACCTGACTGAGCTGCAGCTTCATCTTCAAACTGTTCCGTAACAACCACGTCAACAGTGCCAGTCTGGATTTTAAGTATCTTTGCCATCTACTGTTTTCTCGCAAATTCATAATCAATAAAATCTAGTTGTTGGACCATCTCCTCCTGCAGCTTATCTATGTCTAATAACTCTGGTGTTATAGCTGCATGGAAAACTCTGTTATGATATGCCTGCATCCTCATTATGTACGTTCCATCAAAGAAATATTTGACTGGACACTTCAAGGTATTGCTGAGCTGCCATAATCTGTATGCACAAATCTGATTAGATCCATGCTCATATTTGCCTATTTGTTGGTAAGTTACGCCTATTTCAGCACCAAGCTTTTGCAGCGATACCTTCCGTAGCTTCCTAATATATCTGAGGTTTTGGCCTATTATTTTATTAATATTATTATGTTGATCTGTTCTAGTTACCTTGTTGTTCATTGAACGCCTCCAGATTTTTTTTAATTAATGCAGTATCAAACTTTGTTGATCTGCTGATTGTTGCTTCAAAGCATTCAGCTGGTATCTGACTATAGAGACTTGCTTCTGATTGAATGAAGTATTTAGATTTTCCTAAAATTTTCTTTACATGGAACGGTCCACCTAATGCAGCATAAGCACCTACAGCTGCATCCTCGAAAACTTCTTTATGGAGCGTTTGCATGTGGTTACGCTGCTTACTCATAACTATTTTCCTCCGCGTGTTTCTTAAGTATATAGGTTGATAAAATAGACAACGCTCGAACTGCAGTTGTCTCATGTGGAAACTTTATTGTTTCTCCAAAATTTGCCAGCAGCTCCAGCTCCTTATCATCAAAGAGAACTACATCCCAAAAGCTTTGCTGCATTTTATTATCGATTGATAAGACTATTTTTTTAAATCTCTCTTCAGCTTCTTCAGCTAATTTATTTTTTACACCTTTAGCAAAAGGTATTATGTTATTCTGATTTCTTGGCTTGAAAGTCATCTTTATATATTTCGTAAAATCTCTCTGCATTAATTGTACTAAATCCGTTGAACTCCATCGAAAGCGTGAACTCATAAAGAGACATCATCTTTTCCTTTTTTAAGAAAGTAGCTGTCGACCAATTCCGAGACATCTTCTCTGTGAATTTCATCTGCCTGAACCAAGTAGTTGATGGCATCTATGTAACTGTCGTATTTGTATTCGTTGTTTGCTCTCACAATTTTTGCTGCTGCATACATGAGAGCGACCTGATGTGGTCTTATTGTAATTCCTAAAAGTACAGACCAAACATCAGCAATAGATTGCATCTTCTTATTGAATGGTCCGTACTCTTCGGACTTACACTTCCTGAGTTCCTGAAGTTCCTTAGCTAGTTTTTTTATGTCCATTAGCTTTAAAATCCTCATGACCTTTTTGGATAAAGAACTCCACGGTCTTACTCATTGATATTGGCAATTCAAATTTCTTTTGCGCCAACTCCTCAAGTAATCTGTAGGTCTTGATGTTGATAGCAACTGATTTGAATTTGTCTGGGTTCATACTAAGCCTCCAGTTCCTTCGGATCAAAATCAGTAGCTCCTCCTGCAGTTGGAGCAACATCTTCCATAGGTTCTACTCTATGAAAGTAAAAATACTCCTGACCAGCAGCCATCTTACCTTGACCTGAAGCTTGAGCTTTGTAAGCACCAAACCGATATGATTTACCATCAATAACTATGTTGCCTTTGAGATCATAACTGCTGCTCTTGGCCTTATTAGTTACTGGTATTGCGAGACCTAATTGTGGTCTCTCTTTTTTTTCCTCAGACATTATTGTAATACTCCTTTTTGTTTGAGTTGATTTTTAATAACAGTGAATTTCTCCATAAAACCTTGATAACTAACTGGGTTTTGAGCCTTCAGATTAGCCAGCATGGACTTATTATTAGTAAGCCACTGTTGGAAATTACCAGCATGAGAAACAGCCTCTAAATCTTTTAAGGCTTGCTGGATTTCTTTTGATTGCTGCTCTATTGCAGCTGCAACTTCTTCAGCTGATGCGATACTATCATTTGTAATACCACAAAAAGCTAACGCTCTTCCAACTGCACTCGTCTCGCAATTTTCCAAGGCGCTTGTTTGATTTATTCTTGAAGCGGTTCGTTTCTCTTCAGCCAGACCAGTTGCAATAACAGTCCCATTGATAGAAACTGTTGCTTTACAAACAACTGTTGTTTCATCAATTGAAACTATCTCTGTTTCGATCTTAGCTCTTGCTCCAAGATTTCTACGTAACACTGCAAGTCTTAATGCAACTGTCGCGTAATCTTTACCATGGATGCTAATCGTCTGACCGTTAAGTGACTTTTTAAAGTCATTAATGCAGAGGATTAAATCATCAGGTACTATTGTTTTTGCTTTTGACATTTAACCTCCTAGTTAAAATTCCATAATTCTTTTGCAGCTCTTAAATTTTCATCACCTATTCCATGCCAACACCATGGATGGTCAAAGTTAGGATCTATAAGTGTAACTGCTTCTTGTATAATTTTGATCGGATCTTCTTTTTCAAACTGAGCTAATATCTTTTCTCTTCTTGCAAAGACATTACAGATCAACCTAAAGTTTCTTTGTAAGCCTTCAGGTGTTAGATCTTTACAATTATTTTTATCAAAAATTTGAAAACCATTTTTGTTTGCATAGACTAATGCTATGGGAGCATTGTAATTATATTTAGCTGCATAGAAAGCGCATTGAGTAAGATGATTGAATGAAGGAGCTGCAGGCAAAGTTAAACTAATAAATCCTCTGCTTCCATCTTTTTTAATCTTGCCAAGTTTGGACCAAGAAGTTTTTAACTCAACTATCAGTGATGGTATTGTAGCATCTAAGCTACCACCAAAAGTAAAGTCTGTTCTTCCTACTACTGAGAGCAACAATGGAGAAAAACTCTGAGTAATAGAGATCTGTTCTTCGCAAGTTATTGGGCCAGATGTAGCAGCTCCTAATTTCTCTAGCGCTGAGAAACCATGTATAGCTGTTTCAGCTATTTCGTTTTGATACTTTTCAAATTTCTCTCTGTCTTTATCATCGACTGGATCATACTCTTTGAACTTATCAATATTGTTTTTAATTAATTCTTGTTTATCTGCATACTGCAAAGCATTTGCGTATGGCATTAATTTTTTTGTAAGTGGATTTAACTTCCAGATATTGTCTGCATAATACTGCTGCAGGATTTCACCAACTGCTACACCAGCTTTCATGTTAGCATTACTTGGAAGCATCCTTCTTTGTTCTTGTGTAAGGACCAAATACTTAAATAGCCAAGCACCATCAGGTAAAGAAGCTTGAGTAGGTGAGTGATGATTAATTTTTAATTTAGTTGCAAATAATGGAAGAGCTTCCTCATTTAACGGATCTTCTAACTTTTTGTTATTTAAAATCATATAAGCCTAGATAGAGACTTATAAAAACTTTACAATGAAAATGGTCAGGCTTGACCATTATAGATCTTTATGACGCTTTTGCCGTTTTTGCCGTTTTTGCTGCAGTGTTCTTATGCCATCCAAGAAACTGATCGTATTGATAACGTGGTCTACCAAATCTAAGATCTACTGGTGGAGCATCATTACCTTTGTATGAAGCTGATCTAAAATGTTTTAATTGATTAGCAGTATAGTCAGAAAATAAAATTAATATCTGACCAACAGTTAATTTTAAAGAAGGATTGTTTTTTATTTTTTTTAATAATTGTTCTTTACAATATTCGTGTGTTTGTTTTTTTCCAACTACTTTAGGCACGTTTCTTTTCTCTATCCAATCTAGCTTCTGTTTCTAATATTTTATTGTAAAGCTCATCTTGTATTTGTTTTAATTTTTTCTCTTGGTCCTTTGCAAGTTCTTCTTGTTTTTTAATTATCATTTGCATTTCTTTAACTTCTTCTTCTTTAATTCTTTTGTAATCTTCTATTTGATTTTTAGTATCTGTATCATCAGCTAACAATGGATTAACAACTGCAACTATTGGAGCAACAACATCAATATTTTCTACATTAGTTAAAATATATTTATGTTTTGCAAATGGATCTGGATTAGCAATATTTACTTTACCACCTAAACCTTCTTCATAAATTCCAATGAAGTAAGATACATAATCAGGCTCAACAGTATCAAAAACATTTATTCCAACTAAACATAATTTGCCATGGCAGTTAGGTGGATTTTTCTCTTTTGATTTATAATAAAATAAATTGTGTCTATCTAAAAAAGAACCTTTAGATCTAACTGTTACACATCTAATTAATGGTCTCCAAATATCTCTTGGGACATTTGTAAATTTATCTTCTCCTAAAAATTTTAATTGTCCTGCAGGATAAACAACTTCATTTGCATTTGCTCTTCCATGTAAGAAATCTACACTGGCCCATACTTTAGTTTGTAAATCTTCAAACAGTAATTTTGCAGGATCACAATTTAAAAACTTAGAATATTCTATAGCTTGGTTTAAAGAAATTTTTCTTTTACCTTTTATCTCTTTATGAATATTTGAATAATCTTTTTTTGATTTTTCTGCGAACTCTTTTGCACCACCATAAAAAGTTTTATTTATTTCATCAGATAATTTTTCATTTGTGTATGCAGGTTTATATGGAAAGACAGTTAAGCTATCTAAATTTTTATTCTTTGCAACTTGCCAAGCTCTCTCAAACATACTTCTTGATGCACTGGCTCTTTCATAATGATAGTCGTAAACTTCTTTTGGTGTACCAGAAACAGTTCTAATTCTTGAGACAGTTTCCATTCTTGGATTAGAAACACCAACAGATATTTGATATGAGAAATGAGTTTTTACTGAAGCATAATCATCTTCAAGTAATCCGTAATTTTGTCTAAGTTCTATGTCGAAATATTCTAACTTACCTGCAACTTCAGTAGGTGGTTTTTTATTCCATGAGATACTTAATTTCATAAATTTTATTATTTATTTTTATTGTCTCATATATACCTATAGAACCATTAATCAAGTCAAATTTGACCATTTTCTTTGTTGACAAATAAGCTTGGTTTTATAATCCGCTAAAATATGCCGAGAAATAAGATATTTACCACAATTGATAGTCCTTTTAGTACATGGCATAGATGCCAGCATGACGGTATAAATATGGTGGATTTAGACGTAGTTGGTATATGTCCAGCCTGCGCAAAGCCACTATTTCTGGCAGATAGCATATATAATAAGGATTTTAGGTTTATTGGTAAGTCCAACTGGCTCAGAACTCCATACAAATTTTTAGCTGTAAAAGCAGAAATTCCATATTACGAGTTTTTCTATACCGTAGATGAAAGCACCAAATTTAGAGACTGTATACGGTTCGATATAAATAGGATCTATCCTCATAGTGATAAGAAGTGGAGAAACTTATCACCAGATAACATGCTGCAGTTCTTGGAACACATGGCATTGAAATCACACGGACCTGATTGCACACGAAAAGATTATTTAATTAGAAAAATTACTGCCAACAAATGCGGTAATCAATTTATACGCCAACAGAATTATGTCGAGTTTTTATCTATCTGATCCAAAAGTATTAAATGAGCTGCGTCT